ACCATTGTCAATCTTTTGTGTTGCGAGTAATAAGTTTAACCTACGTCTATTAAAGAATTGTGGGTTATCTTTTTCTTTCCAAATATCTTCAAACACAATTCGGTTCTTACCTTCTTGTTCAACATCGGTTCTAATTCTAAATTGGATACCGATTTTTTCTTTGCCACTTAGAAGTTTTTTAATTTCCGCTTTTTCTAAAATGACTTCATATTCGCCTTCTTTAATTAACCCACCAACGTTCGTAAAAGTATATTGTTCTGCCATTGTTTTATTTTTCCTTTTCTTTTGATTTCCATTTTTCTTGGAATACTCCAAACAGGTTCCTTTCCTTTAACCAGTTGAAGAAGTGATGTATTACAGGTGCCATAGGTTTTACTTCATCTCTACGATAGGTTTCTATGTAAGTTTGTTCCCCATCGTTAATTAAGTATGTAAACGCTATTGCCTCTGGTATCAACTCCATATATAAGTGGTGTTGATAACTATTGAAATATTTTGGAGTTTCGTATTTGCTTACTCGCTTTATATCGTAGATAATTCCTGCCTTCAAGCAGTCGAGTTTCCCATATAGTAGGACTTCCACATTATCTACATCTATTACTTTTGTTCCAGTTGCTTGGAACACCCCACCTTTAATAAGGTCACTTATGACCTCAACTTTTCCGTCAACGCAGTCCTGTTCAAATTGTATGCCACGTTCCATAAAGAAATTGGGTGGGGTATGTATTTTGTTTAGAGTGTTAATAAAGTCATTGTAAGCATCTTGGACCTTGTCCGCATCGGAGGACAAGACATATTGCCACGAGTTTAATAATGTTTGTGTTATATAAACCTTACTTTTGTTGTTCGACATAGGTATATTGTCCTTTGTCCTTATCATATCCCAACGAAAGTTGCTTTGCCTTTTCGTGAACAAGTAGTTTTAATTCTTTTTCACTTGTTAAGGCGTGTTCCATTGTCTTAATTCTTTCTACTAACTTATTGATATGTTCTACCGAGTTTGCCTTGTCAATAAACTGAGTAGTCAACATTGCTTTGTCATATACATCTTTTTCTTTTGCGTATGTTGTTACTTCGTTTTGTAGGTCTTGAATAACCTTATTAAATAAATCGGTTAGGAATGTATTAGATGCACCATCTCTTAAATCAGGAATAGTGTATACACCTTTAATTCCGTGAGTTCCTTTGGCGTAATACTTTTCGCAGTTTGAGAAACCGATAGTTCTTTGTTTACCAGTCATCTCAACGAAACCGCCTAAGTCCATCATTTGCCAAATGTTATCACGAGTAGAACCTTCAACGAGTATGCGAAGTTTAGTTTCATCGCCATCTCGTTCTTCTTTGCTGTGAAAGATTACGACTAAGTGTTTGTTTAATCCTTCCACAAGTTTCATAAAATCACTAAACTTTCTACTGATAGCACCCCAACCTGCGAGAGCAAGGGTTCCGTCCTTTTGACCGTTCTTTGGATTTTCTAAAATCACTTGCGGTTTTAACAAATCAAGCAACTTACCTCCTGTATCAATTACGATTGTATCATAGGTTGATAAGTCGTTAGTAGTTAAATCTTTTACAAGTTCATTGTAGTCATCAACTAAGATTACATCTTTGCGGTATCGTGCCTCAACTCTATCCACACCTTTATCCAAATCAATTAGAAGTGGTCGTGGTGCCGATAATCCAAGAGTTGTTTTACCAATTCCTGGGTATCCAGCAATAATCATCTTTAACTTTTTAGAGGAAAAGTTTAACTCATTAGGTTTTTTAAGCATCGTGTTTGTCCTCCTTGCTTGGTTGAACCTTTACTTCTTTGTCTTGCTCTTCGTCTTGTTGTGCTTGTTTGAATAATTCTCCTTTCTTTGAATTAAGCACTTCAATTAAATCATCGGGGTGCTTAATGTTTTCTTTCTTAACAACTTTAAGCACATCGTGATAAGCAGTAATCATAGCATCTATCATCTTAACGAGAACAAATGCTTCCATCGGTCCTTGTGGGTTGTGAATATTTAAGTCAAGCATTTCTATCATAGACACAAGCACATTGATAATTGATTGTTTACCAAAGTTGCCGATGCCACTAATACTCATAGCACTCGTGTCCGCATCTTTGTCTTTTAAAGTAATTAACATAACACCTTTTAACACTTGTTGAACGTCAATTTGTTTATCCTTTAACAAATCTTGAATAGTCACATTGTCTTTTTTCATAAGTTTTTATTACCCTCCTTGGTAAACTTACTCAACGTCTACTCGTTTCATCACTTGGCGAAGTTCAATGTAAGTCATACCCAGTGCAGTTGCTATTCTATCTATTGCTTTGCGTCCACCTTTGATGTGTCCGTTTTCAATAAGTGAGATAGTAACTCTGGACAAGTTTGCTCTCTTGGAAAGTTCTAAAATGCTTAGGTTGTTGTCTAAACGCTTTTCTCGTATGAAATCCCCAAACTTTGCCATACCTTTATCAGTCATATGTGTTCCTCCTTTCCTTCTTGTTATCATATTAGCATATTGTAATCTATTTGTAAATAGATAATTAACAATTTGTTGATTACTCATTTTTGTAACACAACTTTCATTGTGTTCCAATCTTCCACGCTTACTTTGTTTTCTAAACCTTTGATAGCACTTTCGTTTAACCAAACATAAGTAAAGTTTGTATCTTGAATATATTTTAAGATTTGAGATTTGAGAACACTTTTATCACTCCAATGATATAGTGCTTGTCCTTTACCAAGTCGTGCTTGTCCATCTGGGACTTTCTCTTCCCAGTCAAAACCTACGCCACGAAACATTGCGGTGTGGGCAAGTGGGAACATAAAACGCTTTAAGTCGAAAGGTTGTCCTTCATCTTTTAATACATATCGGAGTAACATAGCGGTGTCATTCTTTTGTGCTTGTTGGTCACAGAAGAAGTTTAAGATTTCAACTCTTACTCGGTATCCAATTTTTTCCAGCATTTGAAACTCGGCAATAAGTTTAGAACCCCATTTAAGTATTTCATCTTGTTCAGTCATACCAGCGTAAGTGCCATCAATTAAGAAGTTAAGGATTTTATTACGCTTTGGTTTTTTGTTGTAAGTAATCATTGACTTTGGTAAACCCATTAAAGCATTTGCTACGATTGGACCAAACCCAGCAACGTCGGTTTCAAAGTGAATTGCTTGTTGCTTATGAACTCGTGTTTTGTGAATTGATTTAATTTGTTGTTCAACTTTGGGTAGTGGTTCCGACCAACCATAGCGGAGTAAGTTGTAAAGTTCGTCCGCATCTTTTACACCTTGGAAACCCCTGGACATTCGAGTAATCGTTGGTTGGTCGCCCCTTCTCTTATAACTTTCGTTGAGTTCACGAGTTTTGCTCACTTCAATAATTTCGCTAACACTATTAAAGCGTTCCTCAATAATCTTGATAAGTGGAAGTTGTGTTACTTTTCTAATCATTATTATTTACCTACGATGATGCTACGAAGTTCGGCAAAGTATTTGTTGGAGTGAGTTAGCGACATTTCGTTGTAAATCATATTCACATCGTCTTTGTCCATACCGCTTAACAATCCAATGTTTATTACATCTTTGAGTGTCCATTTTAATTGAGTTAAGTCACGGAGGTTAATAATTTCTCGGTAGGAAACAATCTTGCGTTGTCCAGTTTTCTTAACTCCATTACGGAAGGCACGGAGGAAAGCGAGTAACTCGTAGTCGGTAGTAAGTGAGTTTTCTATCATCTCACTGTAATCAATTTCGATTTGGATAAACCGATTAAGTGTTGCCCCGTCAAGTTGTTGTCTTGTGTTATACTCCGAAGTAGCACCTTGTCCAGTTGTGTTACCCGCTGCGATAACCTTAAAGTCCTTGTGTGCTTCCTTGTAACCATTTGGAAAAGTAAAGTAACCATTGGCGAGTGCTGCGTTGAGTAAAATCACAATTTCAGGATTTGAAGCATCTAACTCATCTAAGAAGTAAACACCGCCATCAGTAAACGATTTGTAGAATTGAGTTTCTTGGTATTTGCCCATTGCATCAATGAACCCTGTAAGTTGGTAGGGTTGTTGAACCGCATTGTCAAAGTAGAACTTCATTTCAAGTGCCTTGGCAACTTGCTTGGCGATTACGTTCTTACCACTTCCAGCAGGACCTCGTAAGTAAACCGCTTTGCCGATTTGAGTAAGTTGTAAAATCTTTTCAAATTGTTCGTGGACAGTTTCTTTCATCACAACCTTGTCAAGTATTTTCAATTCAACTTGTCGCTTGATTGTTCCATATTGCTCGGCAACTAACTTCTTAACTTGTTCCATTGCGTTTGCCGCAACTTGTGGTGCATATTGTTCAAGCATTACTTTGGCAAGTGCTTGTTCGATAAGTCCAAGTGTCATCGTGGATTGCGTCGGTGCGTCCTGTGCTCGTGTAGGTGTAGGAGTAGGAGTAGTAATCGGTGTAACTTCTTTCATAGTTGGTTGTTGTGTTCCTTTCTTAACCAAGTATTCTTTGATAGCAAACATATCAAGGACTTTGTAAATGTCATCGGATTTCACATTTACAATTAACTCTTCGACAAGTGGTAATCCGAACTTGTCTATTGCTCGTTTGACAAGCGACTGTATTGCCGGTGCCCCTCCACGATGGAAAGTTCCGTTCAGTGAGTTAAATCGTTTGACCAATTTTACGATTTGCTCATCGAACCCTTCCGTTGTCGTCTTTGCTTTGTCTTCCATTTTTGACCCTCCTTTATATAGGTCTGTATATATATTATCATATGGTTAACATATTGTCAACATATATAAAAAAACCCGATATAATCGCACTTTTTTAGCACTAAAAAAACACCATTTTTACTCATTTTTACCCTATTTTTACCTTGTTTTAGCACTCCTATACACAGAGTGCCAGACCAAAAGTGCGATATAATCGGACTTTTTTGGTAACCCCAAATATCCGCATTTTATCGCATATATTTAACTATACGCAACTATACACAAAGTTCCACTATGTATACTTATGTATAGTATGTATCATTTTCTATAAACTATATATATAAAAAAAATAGTATATAGTTGTAGAAAAACCCTACAAAGTATACACTACTATACACTAAATGAATTACACTACTTATGTTAATCTATTGGCAAATGTAATGTAAAAGCATTAGTTTTGTATAACCTATTGGCAAAAGTTTACTGCCTATTATTCCTATAAAAAGGGGTAGTATATTCCTATAAATAGGACTTCATAACACTTTACGAACTCGTTTTGTGACATTTTTTACACTTTACGAAATCTGTTTTATTATTCTTCTAATGGTTTGCCAAGTTCTTTTTCCAATTCGGTCATTATCTCTTTTGTTCTGTCGGTTATGTTAAGCAAAACTGCATACTTGTCTTCCAAGATAACTTCCTTGCCGAGTTTGACCCCATTAAAAGCACCCAAGGAAAACATAACTACTTTGTGAGCAAACATATAAACTGAAAGCCAAGTGAAGCCGTAACTCATTACAACGATTGAGGCATTGAAGAACGAGGTTATCATAGTTACCAAGAAAGGCATTGTTGAACGAGATAGACCTTCACGCCCTGCATCAAATGTATATTTTTCTCCCAAGCGTCTTACAACTTCGCCAAAACTAAATATATTGGCAAACTCTAATTTGTCGTATTTGATTTTAAGCGTATCAAGGTTAATCTTGCCTTTATAATCTGCCATCTTGTTTTTTTCAAGCAAAGGCATAAGTTCAAGTAAATCAAGTTTTATTTCGTTCCATTTTAATAATTCTTTGGCGTTCTTTGTTGTGCTTAATTTATTATCTACGAAATCCATATAAGCGGAACACTTTGCTATCTTGTTGTGCTTTTCAATCTTTTCTCTAAACTCTTTATTAATCTTATTCTTGTAAATGATATTTCTATACTTGTTTACGGAGTTAGTCATAAGTTGTATTTTTTCTTCTCCATTGCCAATGTCCATACCGACAGGGAAGTAAATGCTTCTTGCGACTACCCAATTCATAACAGAAAATCCGAAATCAAACCAGTTAATTTGTGTAATATCAAAATTAACACTCATTAACATAGTCACAAACATCAAACCAAAAAGGAAAGATGTTAATGCTATTGTCAAAAAGGAAGTTGTTTTATTAACTCTTTTTAATTCGTTCATTTTCTTTATCAACCTCTTTTATAATATTGCGTAATTTATATGCCTTGCTATTTTGTATAAACTCTGGTAATGGATTTATAAACAACGCAAATGTTTGAAAGATAATAGAACCCATTAAAATAAGTTTTATCTTATCTATGTTCCGTGCTATAATGCCTGACAAAAAATAAATAATAATCAATGGCAACACAACTTTAATTATTCCCATCAACACATTTTCTAAATATGCGTTAGGTAACGCTTTGGCAACGCTTGATAAAATATAATAAACACCACTAAAAACAATAACAATTATAATAATTCCCCAACCGCTTAATTTTTGTGATACAGTTTGCGTAGCACTAAAAAAATCATATTGAGTTAGGATTAAAACCAGTGGTCCAACTATTGCCAGTAGAACCCAAGAGAGTAATCTAACAAAGAACCACGAGTTTGTTTTCATAAGAACTTAACTGGTTCTTCTAACGCTTGGACTACTTCTTGTTTTGCTTCTTCTTTTACTGCTTCTGTTTTGATTTCTTCCGCAACTTCTTGCTTTGCCGCTTCTAAAATGTTTGTATCAATGTTTGCGATTTTAGTAATGTTGTTGATTAAAGCAAGTTTCGCTTGTGGGTCATTTTGTGATAACAACACAAGGCACTCAGCAAGGATTTTTTCGTTTTGAGTAATTGTTGATAATTTGCTTTCGTATGATTTCAAACTTTCAGTAATAGTTGTTTTGACAGCATCTTTAACTGTTCCATCAACCCTTGATGCGATTTCTTTTGGCGTAGTTACGCTTTGAGTTTTGAACTTGTTATATATACCAACTGCCCAAGTCAAAGCACCGCCACTAACTATAAATTGTCCAAACAAAGCGATTTTTTCGGCATTTACATTTTCTGTAAACCATTGTAAGATTTCGTCCATATTATTCTCCTTTGAGCAATTTAGCGATTGCTTCTCTTTCTTGATTAACTGCTTCTTCAATTTTTTTTAGCGTAATTTTGTATCCGTGTTCCGCTTCTTCAATCTTGTTTTGTAACATTATGATTTGTTGCCTAACTTGATGTAACACTTGTTCGATGTCCACAGGAACCCAATTTCTTCCATCGTAACCCAAAAGGTCGCCCTTCTTGGCGTTCTTAAACTCTTTGATTTTAACACCTAATTGTTGTTCCATATTTACCTCTAAATATATTATACAATATGTGTTTGACTTTTTACAAACCATAATGCTATAATGAGTTTACAAGAAGAACCCTACCTTTCAGTTCTTCTTACCCCCTCCTGGGTCGCCCACTATATCTTGCTCGGTATAGTGGGTCTTTTTTTTATTCTTGTTCTTTACTCGTTTTTTCTAATGCGAGTTTTCTTGCTTCTAAATCGGCAATATCTAATCTAATTTGTTTGCGTTGATTTATCAAAGAAACATAATCATAAGGTATTGCTTCTCCCATCAACTGTGCTTCAAAACATTTAATGATTTTATAATCATCGTGTTTTAACATATCTAATTTAGTCAAAAGATTAATAACAATTTCTGTATATTTCATATTAGAAGTTTACCCTATCTATACTTCTCAAATACATTATTGAGTTAGTATCACTTCCTGCTGGGGTTCTTGTTTTACCGCCACCAACAATCCAAGATGTGCCACTATAAGCACCTGTTGCGTTTGCTTTAATATGCAATAAAGCGATAACATCGCCACCACTAATAACATCAAGTGGTTCTGCAATATAAGTAAGTGGTGCTGACCCTGCGTCTGGTTTGACCGTAACATAAGTTACAAGTTCGGTTGATGTGGTTGTTCCCCAAACTACTCTTAAACGAGTTCCAGGTAAACCAGTCGTTCCAACACCTGTCGTAGAAGCAGAAGCACTAAATGTAATCGTTTGCGTCCCACCACTTGCGATGGTTAAAGGCGTAGAGTTTGTATACAAGTTCGTAAACTTCGCTTCGGTAGTTAATACACCGCTTGTAGTAGTCACAACTGCTAATCCACTTGTTGAACCAATAGCACCTGCGTTAGTAATATTTCCGTGAAGGTGTCCAGATGTTGCTAAACCTGAAATCAATGTTCCACTATCTTGAATAAGTTTTCCAGTCGTTCCATTAAATGTAGCAATACGAGCAGTTACTGAGGAAGCAGGACCTACAACATCGCCACCACCTGCTGGGGTAGTCCAAGTTCCATCATTGCGTAAGAAGGTTGTTGTTCCAGTTCCAATCGCTAATGCCGAACGAACAATTTGATTTGAACCATTTACAAGAACTAATTTTTGACCTGATGCGACAGCGGTATCAGCAGTAATTGTTCCAGTATCAGTAATGTTGCCGTGCGAGTGTGAGGTAGGCGTAAAAGTAGTAGGTTTGCTTTCTACTTGTGTCCACGTAGTAGTTGGATATAATGTATCAACATCTACTCCGTTATTTCGTTTTAATGTAATATCAAGATTTGATGCCATAGTTTTTCCCTATTAATCAACGTCAAAGATAATATCGCCTAATGTAGTTCCTGTCGTGGTGTCGTAATAAATAAATGGACTATTAACCCAACTTGGTGCTACGCCATTTCCACCCGAAACAAGTGTTTGTTTAACTTGCGAAGTAGAACTTGCTAAACCCGAACCAGTCGGTGCGTAGAAAGAAGGAGAAGTAGATGCACTGCCGTTTAAGGTCACAGCGGGGATTTGTCTTGGTAAGGTCACAAAACCTTTTTCACTTGATAATTCTAATGCTCTTTGAGTTTCAGTAGAAGTATAACCAATTTGTAATCCACCACGAGTTCCGTTCGCAGCGAGTGGCAATGAGTAGTTATTATAAGTAGCAGTAGTCACAGCGGTAACGTGCCCAAAACCATCAACGGTAATAGATGCAATACCTGCCGAACCTTGTGCGCCAATTAAACTCGAAGTATCAGTGTGTGTAATGCGTATAGCGTCTGTGGTAGTCGAAACTTCTACATCAACCCCTGCACCATCAACAATCGTTAAACTATCGGCAGTTGTATCAGCAGCGGCAGTTCCAGTAGAAGCCCAACTATGTCCACTATCAATTCCAGTAACTGAAACATTACCGAAGTCGTTTGATTGAGCAGTTAAATAAGTATTTGTATCTAACGAAGCATCATTAACTCCATTTACACGGATAAAACCTGGTGTTCCTGTCGTTAATATTGAAGCAACATCAGTTAATCCGTCATTATGAGGTTCATAAACATCGGTGTGTAAGTGGTTGCCATAAGCAATCTTTGTTCCAGATGTGCCCATTAAACCATTTAAGATGCCGTCAGTAATAACAGCACTTCCAGTAGTTGCTACGGAACTTGAATTGGATAAAGTAACAATACCTTTTAACGCAGTCGTTGCATCTTCATAAGTGTTATTAACAATAGCAAATGTAAAACTATAAGGTGTGCCAACTGTTCCAGCACCTGTAATTGCCACGAGAATAAACCAATCGCCAACTTCAACAGTTTCGCTTAATTGCGAACCATTAGCACCTTCTTCCGATACATTAAATCCACTTGTAGTAGCATATACGCCACCTACATCTAAACTTCCAGTTCCACTACCAACGCTAACCAAAGCAGTTGCTACCCAATAATAACCGATAGCACTACGATTGTTTGTTGTTGCATCTGCTACCGCAGCAAGACCAAGGTTTCTAAGGTCGCTATTAACTCCAACAGAAGCAAAAAAGCGTAAACTATCAAAAACTGAGTTTGGTAATAAACCTACGCTAATTTTTCCACCAGTCAAAAGTCCAACAACTTGTTCTGGTATCGTCTTGGGATAAAGCACGTCATAATCGGTGCCGTTATTCCTTTTTAATGTAATGTTGATATTTGAAGCCATATTTTACTTCTCCTTTAATTGTTCACTAAGTAACACTTCTAATTCTATCGCCACTTCTAATCCGCCCTGAGTTTGTTTTAGGAACGAACGGAAGTTTGCTACATAACCATTTAATGCGTTAACAATTTTTTTATATTGTGTTTCAAGTTTCTTAAACGCTTCTTCATTGCCGTTAGCACGACCGATTTCGTTTTTTAATTTGCCTTGTAGTTCTTGATTTTCTTTTTGGATTTTGTCTTTCAACGCAACCATTTCGTGATACAATTTATCTTTTTCTTCGACAGATTGTGATAGATGTTGTTGTTTTGCCAACTCTTGTTGTTGCTTGTTTAATTCTTTTTTTAACGCAATAATTTGTTGTTCTGCGTTTGAAACTTGATTTCTCAAAACTTCAATGTGCATATCCTTTGCGTTAATTGCTTCGGCAAGGTGCTTTTGTTCCTCAACCAATTTAAGCAATTCATCTTTCTTCATTTCTTTATATTCCATATATTTCTCCTAATCAATATCATACCATAAGTCGCCTTCAATTTGTCCAATAGGTTCTGTATTACTTAATTGAATATCTATACCGCCTTCTAATCTTTGTTTTTGTGGATAGATAAATAAAGTTGCGTTGGTATATTGATTGGTGTTGAAATCAATAAGTGTAGCAACCCAAATATCTGCGTTTGGTCTATCAGGTTCAATGATAGAGTATTTACCATTTTCCACAGACGATAGATAAAGTTTTGTGCCGAATTGTAAACTTTCCATTGCTGTTCCACTTTCAACAACAAGGTTTAGGTTTACTTCGTGTAAATAACCAAAGATAAACACAGGTCCGTATTGATTGTTGGCGGTTTGAGTTGCAGCAACGCCAATCATTGCGTTCTTTTGTGGAGTTAAATAATTGCCGTTTGCCTTTCCCATTAAGATATGATGACCTTGAACATCTTTGAAATAACACACCATACCTCTATAAATGATTTCGCCTTCATTGTTTTTACCTATTCCGTGTAGATTTTGGTTAATTTGTATAGGTAGAGATTGCCCATTTTCGTATGTATGATAATAAGTTAGAGTTTGATGTTCCGCTTCTGTATCAAAGTAAAGCATACCGCTTTCAAAAGTTTCAGGTTCAAATGTTTCATTAAACACAATTTGGTCTACATCGTATGTTTTTAATGTTAATTGTTGAACGATTTGTTCGTATTGCTCAGATGTAATAGTGCTATAATCAGAAAGAACGGATTGTTGAACCGATGTCGTAACCTTGCCTTGTGCTGCGATAATCAAACCAGAGTATAATTTAATCGTAATTTCAAGCGAACCAGCAACGCCTAAAAACCAACCGTCATATAAAACAAACTTATAACCTTGATAAGTAACAGAATTATTCACAAAACTATGTTGTTCCATCAATAATTCAGGGGATACAACTCCGTCCGACCGCTTAAAAGTAATCGTTGCTTGTGGATATAGCAACCAAGTTTTGCCTTGAAAACCAGCGGTAAAAGAGTTTTGATTAACGCTACCTTTAATCAATGCTTCACTTACGAACGATAATGTAGTTCCATATTGGTCAAAAATTGCTATCATATTTAATCCAATGTGTAGAAGAAATCAATACCAAGTGTTGCTATATTTTGTAGCATTTGTTCATATTGTTCGGTTGTTATATATGTTTCCTCTGCTACAACCGACTTTTGAACGGATACGGTTATCTTTCCATAAGCAATAATAAGGTTTTCCCCATATAAACGAATACTCATTTCTAAAATACCGCTAACTTCTAAAAACCAAAAATCATAAAATCCAAAAGAAAATCCAAGATGACTTGTTCCAGCAGGTTGCTCAAATGTTGCAGGAACCATAACCATTTCAGGAGAAATCATACCATCTGCTCGTTTGAAGGTCACAGTTGCTAAACCATATTGTGTGTTTGGTCTGTTCGCAAAAGCACAATATAAAGTGTTCGCATTGACGCTACCTTGAACGATAGTTTGGTCAGTGGTGTCTAACGATAGTAGGGTTCCGTATTGGTCGAATAGTGCTTTCATATTTTCTCCTTATATTTTATCAAATCTATTGTCTTTCTTTCAATACATTTAAGTATACACTCGTATTGATATTATTGTTATCAACTTTATTAACAGCAATAATAATTTCATCTAATTGATTAACAATCGCCCAACTTTGTATGCTGGATAATCCAACAAATGCGAATAGGTTTGTAACAGCAGTAGTTAAAGAAAGAACATTGTTTGTGACGGATACAGGTATAGCGGAAGCATATTTAGTTCCTTTGGCAATAGTATCGTTCATTGAGTATTTTTGAGTTGTGCTGTAATACAAACGAAGATTAACTTGTTTGTTTTTAGGCATAGTTAAACCACAATATTTTGCCATCATAGGTGTTACAATAATGTTTTTGTTTTGAGAACAAAACTCATTTTGGATAGTTAATCTTGTTTTTTCTCTACTATCTTTGTATATATACCAATTTTGAATAGAAAGCATTATGTTTGTAGAAGCATACATATCGGTAAAAACTTTTGGTAATTTCCAACTCTTATTAGCAACCGATGTTTCGTATTGTTGGTATGTTTCGTAATAAGGCATACTATAAGTTCCAGTAGTTCCAAGAACTGCATTGTCATAAGTTCTATTAAATGTTCCGCCAGTATAAACAAGGTCTAAACCATTAGATATTTCATCTAACAAAAGCACTCTAACCTTAACAAACTCCCCATTATTATCTACATATCTAACTATATTTTGTAAAGCACCTGGTTCTCCAAATGTGTTGTTTCGCACAACTTCTAACCCAGCATTTGAGTTATCTTCAAGCGTCATTGTAGTTAACACAGACCTACCTGCTTGATACATAGCAATTTCTCCAAAAACTTCGTTCGATGTAGTATTATCAGCGTATGTAAAAAGCATTGTTCCGCCAACTATTTTAGATTTTGTAGAACCAGTAGTATATTCATTTGAAGATGCGGAAAAACCAAATCTACCCATTAAATAAGAAGTATATGTATTTCTTGATGTAGTAACAGATAAGTCGTCCATACCCACATCTAATTTGTTTGTAAAACCAAACTCACAATAGATTTTGTGTAAATCGCTTCGTTCAATCGCTTCTTCACTTTTGGCAATCGCCCACATTCTACGCCTTGCGTTGATGCCAGTATATAGTGTCTTTTGGACATAGTCCTTATAAAAAGACCCCTTAAAGTTTACAAATCCGTCATATACAGCGACTTCTCTACTCGCCAATATATAATCATCAATTTTATCTCCCAACGCAGGAATAGACGCAAATGAGTTATAACGCTTAACTGCGGTTAATTCGGGATTGCCAAGTCGGTTTGCGTTTTGTTCATTAAACACACCAAAGCGTTTTACATCAACAAAACTCGTTTCTTGATTGTTAGGCATAGTTATTTTGTGCTTTGATGGAAGTAATTTAGAACTTGATAATTTAGTTGAGGTCAATGGAATATATTTTATCTGCATCGTTGTATTTCTATAATCGACACCAACATCAAAACCATCTTCGCCATTCCACCACCATTCGCCACCAGTATATAACCATTGTGTTAATGCGAAATAAATGTTAATAAATGTTCTAACGCTATACCACTCTACATTTGCGAATAAACCATTAATTGATTTTTCGCCAAGTTTATAGTATATATAAAACTTTTTATAACCTTCATCAAAAGCACCGCTAATGTTTTCGTTCTTTAATAAAATATATCTATCATATTCCACAGTTACTGGTGTTAGGTCCAAAATCAATTCCGCTGCGTTTGGATTAGCAAGAGCACCACCAGTTTTATAAGGGACGTTTAATTTTACTTCCACAATTTTATATATCGGTAATTGTGTATAAAATGTAACTTCTTGGTTAGTCATAAACGCACTATCTAATTGTCGTGGCGAAATCCAAGCAGTTTCGGTTACCATATCATTCACGTCAGTTAATGCATTATTGATTTCTGTTTGTAAATCCGAAACATATTCCATACCCATTTGTGTAGACACAACTTCATTAAAACTGCTTTTTACAAGAGATGCACCTGTTTGCGTTAAGTCGATATAATCTAATTCTCCGCTTTGGTTAATCGTAATAATACAATTTAATGGCGACAACAAAACATTTAATGCGTCAAAAAGCATTGGTTGTTGTAGCGTAAACTCGTGGCAATTTACATTATTTGTTTTGTTCATTAATCTTGTTGATATAGGATATGTGTTTGAATAAGAAGAAACGCTTTTCGTTTTAGGTCCATACATATCTACATATTGATTTATTTTATCGTAGATAGTTATTTTTGTGGCATCAGTTCTAATTCGTTGTGTGACCGAAATGTTAGGTAAAATAATCTTTTGTAAAATAATAGTTCTTGATACATAGACAATCGTGTAGTTATATAGTGGCGGTAAAAATGACGCAACCTCTTCTTGAATATCTAAAACAAAAAACTTTAACCAAGTTCCAATTCCAGTTTGTTCGTTATAATCAAATGATATTTCAAACTCATCAAATGGTTCAATAACTAATTGAGATATTTGAGCAAGCATAGCAACGCCATTATTTAGCGTTTCGTTATAATAATCACGATAGATAGAACCATCTGCAAGATTATATAAAATGTCGTTTATCTTTACTTTGCTACTCATTTGTATCTCTACCTCCATTTGTAAATACACCTGCTCTACGTCTTAATAATTCTACTTCTTTTTCGTTTCTTACAAAACTAACACCTATGTTAGCAACCGCTGAAATAGTAGAAATTGCTGCACCTATGTAATCGCCAGTTGCTAATTGCATTCCAAAAGAAATTGCTTGTGATACTTGATTAAACTTTTGTGCCATTACATAATCGCCAGTTAGGTTAGCATATTGTGACATACCTGCCGACAACATTTGTTTACCTGCCTGCCAAGCAACAGATTTAAGAAACGCTGGTGTTTCTCCTTCATCGTCCTCTGCTTTTGGAGTTTTCGTTCTTGTAGAAGAACCCTTTTTGGCTTCATCGTCTTTTTGAGAAGAAGGTGCAGTTGTTCTTTTGCGTTTCTTTTTTTCTTTAATAGTTATTTCAATTTCTTTTGCCATATTATTTACCTAATCTAACAGTTAATATAGGCAACTCATTTGGTGTTGAAGTCAAAGAATAGTCCAACAAAATCATAGAAAATGTTGAAACAAGAATTGGCGATGCTTCTGTTCCTCTGTATAGTTTTACTTCTAACGCTGTGTTACCAGACAAAGAACCAGATGCTATGTTGTAAACATCAGTAAAGAATTGACTTGATAAATTGTTTGTGGTAAAAGAAAGCATTTGGTTTGCGAGTTTCTTTTTAGTCACATTTAATTCTTCTCCGCTAACACGCTGACTATCAGGAGTAACTGTATATGTAAAAGCAAAACTCATAAACTTAATTGTAGTAGGCGTATCTGTGCCTTTTCTAATCGTGATATAAGAAATATCGTTTATGTTTTTAGTTACAACGACCGTTCCGCCCAAGAACAACATAGAACGCAAACCATCTGTTGTTCTATTGAAGTTACTCATTATCACAGAGGTCGAATACATTTGTTTATAGTAAATCATCGTAGCAGGGTTCGTTGAGTTATCTATGACGCTAAAAGTGGTCATAGATTTGTTTTTAGCAAAGGTGTCAATAAGAGTTCTTGCGTGTTCCACAGAACCTACTTCGCTAAACACCATAATTTGAACAGGATATACTACGCTGTTAGTAAGAACGCTACCAGTCACAACTTTTAATACAAAAGTAATAGTTTTCTTTTCGGTTTCATCTTCTGTGCCGAAAGATAATTCTTGAACAACATTGATTTTATAACCGCTTGGAATAGTCGGAGTTATACCTGACGAAAGTGTTGTATAAAGAGATTTTAATTCTGTTTCAAGATATGATTTATAATTGTTCATATTCCACACTTTCTGTTACATCGCTTCCAAGTATTTTAGAAACTTGGGCAACGCATCTATCTACCCACAAATAATTATACTGCTGTTTAGGACCATAAGAGTTTTCGTTTGTATATCGTGCATATTCAACGCCACGAGAAACAATAATTTTAGCGACAATTCCGTCTTTTGCTTCTCCATAATATTCAAGCGTTATGTTAGAACGAAGATTACCAGTATCAATAGGCGATTGAGCAACCAAAGTGCTATAAAGCAAAGCAACATAGTTTGGAATAAAAGACATTGCTTCTAATTGTTCGATAGATGCCTCGCCACCTCGTAAAATTGTGTCGTTCATTTTCTAATTCCTATTTGATAAAACAAAACACTTCTATTTGATATAGCGTGACTTCGTTCTTCTTTTCTAAAAGATACGCTATCAACTATCCATACCTTGCCATCATAAAAAACCCAATCATCTACTTTTATAGTAACTTCGTCAGTTGTTGTTAGCGTAGTTCTATCAACATCTCTTCTTACTATATTTTGGAACTCTTCTTTGGATTGTGAAAAGTCGCCTTCTTTCGCATAAAAAACACCGCTTGGTTCGGCAATCTTTTCAGCGATTTCTTGTCTTGAATATTTGTTTGAATAATAAACACATCGTTCATAATTCGTTCTACGAGAAGTTCTTAAATCAATTCCCATAGATTACCTCAGTAGATGTCCGTGTATTTGAAACCATATCTTGATTTCATCTTTCTTGTCCACACACCTGCCATATGGAACTCCATTTTAGCGTTGTTAGACAAGGCAATGCGTTCGAGATAATTAATATCGGTAATAGGTCCTGTTTCAGGATTATAACCGCTATCGGTCGAAATATCACTATTACGGATAACATACTCCATTTGATATAGTATGCCCCGCTTAAAATGTTCTTGTTGTTCAGGAATTAACGAAACATATTCAATTTTTTGAGCACTATGATATTGAATATAAGTTTCGCACCAGTTTTCAATTTGTGAGATAAAGATATTAGATTTATTGCTTGTATCATCTTTATCACGCAATTCTAAATCAAGGTCAATACCTGTAAAGTTTCTAAAATCGTCTTTTGTTACATATTTAGGCATATGTGTCCTCCTACAAAAATAGGGTGCGTAGCATTTGCCACACACCCTAATTATAGCACTTAACTAATTAGTCGTTATGCTTTTTTGACTATGGTTAACTTGCTCGCAGCGATAGCGTTTCCACTTGCATCTGCGATAGCAACAATAATCGTAACATTAGTTGAGGCAGCGATTTCCGCACCTGGAACTAAGGTCGTATAGGACGAGAGTGAAGCACCGTATGCTGGTAACGCTAATGAACCAACAGCGGTTGTTGAGAGTAAGTATTTAAGCGTTCCACGAACACCAGCGGCATAGATGTCATTGATGATGGTTCCGTTAGTAGCAGCACCAGCGACTGTCGTAAATGAAACTGGGGATAAGTAGGAAGTCACACCACTTACTGAAACATAAAGAGCAACACGTTTATTTTTAGGAACAAAGATGTCGTGATATAAACGGTGGTTAAGTTTGAAACCATCGAAATCTTGGACGACTTCTGGTCCAAATACTTTTAACACAGAGTGTTTCTTAATTGGCAGCGCAGCATTAAAGTGAACGAGCATAAAGTTCATTAACTTAGCGGCAGCGGTTGGGAAGAAACCATTTTGGTTAAAATCATAAGCAGTATAGAAACGACGAGCAGGAACTGGGATAATTGGGCGACCTTCCCACTTGGTTACTGTGAAAGTTAAACCAGCAGGAGTAGTGAAATCTTCTTGATAAATGCGTTTTGCTAATTCGGTAGTGTTACGGATTTGTGTCATAACAGCGTTAGAAACATACAAAACTTGTTCATCTTCTGGGATTTCTAAATCGGCAAACTTTTCAAATGCCAAGTTGAACTTAGCAATAATTTCGTTAGCACCGATAGTTTCGGTAACAACTTGGTCAGCATATGCTTTTGAGAAAAGCGTAGATAAGCGGTAAGCGTCAACTTCTGGAACTTCTTTGGTGCGGACGAATTGGTCTAATAAGTTACCAACAACAAGTCCTTGGGTTTCTTCATCGTCCATTTGGTCGACTTTGAATTGTTTGCCTCGGTCTTTTGTTAAGGTGTGACTTTCCCAGTTGATGTCCACAGAACCTGCGGAGTAACCAGCGTTAGATTGGTCAGCACGGATATAGTCGCCTAAGCCGTCCATTTCGATAGATGGGATAAGCACAGTTTTAGCACTGGTAAACTTTAATAAACCAGAGTTGCGTTCAAGAATTGCAGTAACTGCTTCTTTCGCAAAGATTTCGTCTAAGATTTCAGGGGAGTATTTTTGAATTAATCCAATTTTGTTTGGCATATAATTTTTCCTATTTCTCTATGTTATTTCTTTAAGGACGGAAACATAGACCGTGCCATTTTTTCTTCTTCGTCTTCTTTAACTTCTTCTTTCATTTCGCCTTCGCCTTTAAGGTTTTCCATAATGTAGGCACCTAATTCGGCAACGTCTACTTTGAAATGCTTTGCTAATACTTCGATTTGTTCGGGTGTTAGCGTTGGCGGTAATGCTTCACTTTTTGGTTCGGCAACTGCCATTTCTTTTTCTTTTTCTTCCATTATTTTTCCTTCTTTACTTGTTAGTATATCACATTTTTATAAATGCAACTATAATTTGAAGATTTGTCTAAATGCTTGTTCCCACGCTTCACCAATTTCATCTTCATCTTCGGTGCCGAGTGTTTCGCCTAATTGTTCCCATAAAGATTGACCTTCTTCGGCAATGTCACGATTAGGGTTATCGTTATAGTTATATAATTGCTTCAATTTTTTAATTGAATAATCATTAGTAATATTGTCGATAAAATCTTGGACTTCGCCTTGTGCTACTTCTTCGCCTTGTGGTTGTGCTACTGGTTTGCCATCTGCGGTTATTTCGCCATTAACAAGTTTCATAACATCTTCCATAGGCACTTCAAATCGTTTACTTAATTTTAATAAATCACTTTCTCTATAATCTTTTCCTTCACGTTCCCAATTACTTAATGTTTCTTGGATTGCTTCAAGTTCAAATTGTTTGGGATTTTTTTTGTCAAAAGGTTTTTCCATACCAAGTTGGTTCATCATATCAAACATATTTTGCACATCTTCGTAAGAGAACACTTGGACTTCTTCATCGCCTTGTGGACCATTAACAACTTTAAACTCTAAATCGCTTCCATTGTCTTTTACAGTAAATTGCGTTCCGTTAGGAAAGTTTCCTTCTACCGTATCATCGGTTACCGATAAAACATTTTTAATGCTAACTGGTGCACTTTCATCGTCACCCATCAACATAGTATAAATTGGGTTGGTTTCAGGTTTTTTAGTTTCAACTTGTTTTTTAGCAACAGGTTGTTTTTCAGTTGGTGCTGGAACTTCTGTTTTTTTTACTTTGCCCATCGGAACATCCATACCTAAAACATTAAAAGATTTTTGTTCTTTTTGTGTTAAAGTTTGTGGTTTTTCAAACTTCACTGGTTTCAGCGTAGTTTGTGGTTTTTCAAACTTCACACGTTCAAGAGGTTTTTGTTCCATAGGCATAGGTTTAGGAACTGGTTTAGCACCAGTGGGCATCATAGGGGTTTGTCGTTGTTCCCCTGGTTTCATCTTTGTCTTTGGTTTTGGTTTTGGAGAAAAGTTCATCTATACCTCATTTCTTCGTCAAACTTGGGAATAAACCTCTAATTTGTTCTCTGTCCGACACTTTTGGTGTTGATACAGAACCAGTATTGCCCAATCTTGTAGGACGAACTGCTGGTTGTTTTTGAGGTCTTACCCATTCTTGATGAGTTTCTAAAACTTTTTTAACATTGTCGGCATTTAATTCTAATCCTTTACCCTTCATATAGGTAATGATGTCGTCATATTTTGCCAAGTTAACATTGTTCGTAAACAACAGTTTTCGGTTAGAAAACTCCTTTAATTGTTCCTGTGCTTGATTGTATTTAACTTCTAAATCTGGATATTGCTTTGCCCTACCGATGAGAGCATCTAACTCGGTATCATCTTTCACACCATACTTGGTATATAAAGATTTCTTGTTATCCAGCAATCTGCTTTGGACAATTCTGTTAACTTCATCTTGTGTAAGCATTTTTGGTGCTTGTTCAGGATTAGTTACCTCTGGTTGTGTTTCTTGAACCTGTGCGACAGGTTGCGTTTGTTGAGGAGTTTGGACTTCCTTTTTCACAACAGTTGGTTTTACTTCAACAGGTTTTACAACAGGTTTCGGATTTGTCGCCACTTGTTGAACTGGTTGTGCTTCAACATTTGGTTGCGATGGAGTAACGCCTGACACTTCTTTTTCTTCCATAGTATTTTTACCTCTTTCTATGAGTAGTTCCTTGTTTCTACAAGTAATAAGGGAGTTTAATCGGCTTTGATATTATAACGCACACCTAAATCCTGAATAATAATCTCATTGCTTTCTCTACGAAAATCTCGTTGGAGAACATTGGGATTTTTGGAGATAAGAGTTTGTTGTTTACTCTGCCACTTCCTAATAAACATATTATCACGTTTTAAGGAGTTGAGCAAGTCATCTTTTAATTCTTTATCTTTTACTAACTCTATTGCTTTTTCGTGGAGTTCTCTTTGTTCTTTCCACTTTCTTATATTTCTCTCATTGTAACGCTGTTCTTGGAGTGCCTCGTAATGTTTTGGGTTATAATTTCCCTTCTTTAAGTTTAATTCATTTAGCAGTTGATTTGGTGTTTTTTCCAGCACCTCGTCTATTGATAGTGGCATAAACTTGTGTCGGCAGTTAGGTCTTGTAGTCATATACACAGGTTCATCTTTTACCCATTGAAAACTTTTCATATTCGTTCTCGTGATTAATGTTTGAACATCTGCGTGTAGTTCTTTTGGCACCATTTGTCGCCAATTTTCATCGTAATATATTTTACCCTGATAATCCTTGTGGTCAGGTGCGCTGTCGCTGTGCGAACTCGCAATGTAGAAAGCAACGCCTGTCATACGCCCTACATATTCTTGTAACTTCGCAGCATCTTGCATTAGTCCTGTTCTAACAACCATTTCGGTATATGTCTTATATGACATTTGTTTACCGCTTGGTGTTAGTATCTTTGGTTGTTTATCTATGCCTTCCTCTGTTGCTTGTTTAATGTTTTGATATAGGGTGTTTGTCTTTTGTGTCTGTAATAGCGAGAAAGCACCTATTTTTAACACCTTGCGTTTATGCTCTCTTAACACTTCATCAGTCACAGATTGAACTGTCTTCTTTGCGATGTCTTTGAAATACACAATTCTATCTTTGACAAGTTTAGGTATTTCCACATCAACAATCTTTTTTTCTCGTAGCGTTTCTAACTCTTTAAGAATATCTAATTTACCTGTGGCGAGTTTAGAGTTTAAGACGATAACCTTTTCTAATGCGTTATTAAGTAAAGGCAATTCTTTTTTTATGACTAACCCTAACTCTTTTTCAAACCTTGAAAACATACTGGTTTGATATGACTTCCAAGCGACTGGGTCTAACTCTACTTTGCTATACAATAAAAGATGTGACATCATTTTTGCTTCGCTTTCAAGACGACCAAATATCTTGGACATCAATTCAGCGAGTTCGTCTATTTCTTTTTTTGCCATAAGTTTTTTCTTTTTGTTTAGGTCTTCCGTATGGTGTTATGTGTTCTTTAATTGGTTGTATATTGTTCATACTTGTCCTGTTTCGGCAGCAAGGAACTCTTCTTCATCACTCTGTGCTTGTTCTTGTGGTTGCGTAGCACCTAATAATGCGTCTAATGGGTTACCGCCTTGTCCCATAAATTGTTTGATATATTCGACTTCCGCTTGTTTTGCTGCTTCATCTAAACTATCGCCCCATAGTAAATCTACATATCTATCAATGGAAATAGCACCAGATGATAATGCGTTGGCAAGGATAACGATTTGGTTTTCAAATGACGGGTTCGCAAACTCTTCAAAGTCAACACCGATTTGATATTCAGGAAACTCTGTAAGCGTTGGGTCCATCATATAATTTTCCATCTTTAACGCAAGGCATAAAACCTTGTCTAAGATTTCTTTTTGCTTCAAGATAATATTGTTGCGTGTCATAATAGTAACTTTTTCTTTTTCACGCTGTGCATCTGCGTTATCTTTTTTAGCAACATCAATGCCCATTGTAGCAGGAGATAAAACGCCAGTTAAAATAAATGATAGTAAAGTTAATTCTTCGCCAGAGTATTGTGCGAAATTAACAGAAGGTTGCGTTGTGTTAATTTGAGAAACTCTGTCGCCATCGCCATTACGACCTGCTGGTGTAGCAACATATGTTCTATCATATCGTGCTGGTAATTTAGGTTCGCCTGTCGGAGTGCGTTCAAGCATATCAACTGGGAAGTATTCCACAGGAGTTGATTTTCTAACCGTGTTGGCGGATTGTGATAACGCTTGGTCTAAATCATCAAATAGGTCTACTTTGCCTGAGTAGATACTTCTTCCGTAACCTTCGTAAATAGTATCCTTGAAAAAAATAGATGGAACACCAAGTATTTCGGTCAAACCAACAATCTCGGTATCTTGTAAATCTTTTGTTTGTGGAAGTGAAGTTAAAGCAACTTCTTCTCCATCTTTTTCATATTCGCCATCTTTTTGACCAGGACGCAGTTTGTAGAGTTTATATTCCACATAACTATTGCCATCATCAACGAAACGATGGTCTACGAGAGCATACGCTTTATTGTCCTCGCCTTTGTAATAGTCAACAAACTTAATACCCATAATTCTACGAGAAATAATTTCAAAGCGAACATTTCTAACATCATAGAAAGTTAAAATAGGTTTGTCACTTATGTTGGTATCAATGTTAATCTTCCAAGCACCTCCGCCAGTTACGAGAGTGAGAGGCATTTGCTCTTGATTAACGGCAGTATACAAATCATTTGCTTTGATAATATCATCAATGCGTTGTTGTATTAATGGGTCATCGCTTGAAATCATAGGGTTGCCAATAGCATTAGTAATTGTTTCTACAATAGCACGAGGTATACCGCTGTGTGTTCTCTTGACTTTTTCTTCCATTGACGCAACAGACCAAAAGTAATCTTTCTTATTGCGATTAAAAATTGGGTCAGTTTGAAACTCACGGAAGTTACCACGAGTGTAATAGTTTAGTAACTCATCACTATCGCCACTATACCAAATCAAATACTCTTGGAGTTTTCTTTTTCTAATTTCATCGTCATCGTTAATAAACCACAAACGGTTATCGTATGGTTTACCAACACGATTTGTTTGCGAACTAACGCTTAACCAACGCATAGCATCTCTAAAAAATCCCATACTATTTTACCACCTGTTTTCTTTTACTTAATCTTTTGTTCATATTCTTCATTTTATTATACTCCTAAACACTTGTTAATGTTCCTTAAATTGTTTCCATCTTTGTAATTGCTTAATCAAACTCGCCCAAGCATACTCGTTACCATTTATAGCGTGGTCATTGTTATCTTCACGAGCATCGCCATTTTCTCCTTTGCGAGAGTTTTTAAGTTCTCGTATTAAGTTGGGACACGCTTCACTAATTAAGTATTCGTCCCAAGCCATTAACAATCTTATTATATCAACTCTGGTTTGTATTTTCATCTTTGTAGATGCACCGAAGTAAACATTGAACAATCCCTTTTGCCGAGCAACGAGTTCTAACCCTTGTCGGAAACCTATATCAGCGCTATCAACCCACACATAAGTCACACCCTTCATCAACTTGCGGTGCGAGTTATACACCTCACGCCACTTGATAATGGTATCAACTATCTCGTTCATTATTTCAGGTTCTGTCTTGGGCGAAGGAGAACCTGCGTTCGTATAGAAGTATTCATTGAGGCACACAAGTTTAGAGTAGTCAGAGGTTAATCCGACAAGTTGCATCGTTGTAGCACTGCGAACATCTCCATCACGCTTTACTCTTCCTTCGCCATTGGATAGTCCTGTATCAACTCCGATAGCATAGTCCACAAAGTTATATGAGTTTGCTTGTCCTCTGCTAATGATTAACTTTTCACTATACTCTGGGTAGCAAGAACCTTTGGCGTTACCCCACATACCCAGTCCTTCGACTTTGAATATGTCAGGTGCTCTGCGTGATAATTCAAGCATCGCAATATCGTAAACGCTTGTATCCCTAAACTCATTGATTTTATAGTTGTTTATCATCAGGTATAATCCTTTGCCATAGTCCCCTATGAAATCATCGTTTATATATTCCATCGCAGGATTAAGCAT